CTGTGCCCCCTGCACAGAACCATGTGTCATCGCCATGGAATGATGTAACAATACTAAAGAAGAGAGTTACGGTTCTTAACTCGCCGGAAGGTCTATCATACTTCCCGCACTCTCAAGCGATATCCCTATATCACATTGTACTATACAAAGCTTCAACCATCCTAAAGGAGGACCGTATTTCGGTTTACATGCACAGTTTATCGGCAAAGCCCGAAGCTAGTGTTTCTCAACAAAGGAAATTAGGGGATACTCGCTCTTAGTTGCTATCAACCAGGTCGCTTGACTTGGGGATTCGACAATTGTGAAGAGCCTAATTAGGGGTAAAGAACTCACAATCATATTCGATCGCAAGATAACCCAACGAAGCACCTGAGGCCGCGGTAACACCTTCGACTGCTGCATAAACAGCCGCCTGGTATATAAGGGTATTGTCCGGAGATCCTGGTTCACTAACGTAGAACCGAGGGAATCGGGACAAATCCTTCAATACTTGGCAGCTAGCATCAGAGTAGATGTTAGCCATGGTAGAGGAGACATTTCTCATCATGATCTGAGAGGATGTCGGCTGACTCGCATTATAGTCATAATTAACAGCAATTAATACTTCCCCAGTCGCCGTAGTCGGCTGATTGGATTGGAAGAGAATATTTGCCTTATGAAAAATAAATTGCGAAAAAGCGGGTGCAATCTGCCCTAGACGAGGGAATGCCACTGGACTTAAGGTCAGTGCAGTTTCACTCGCTACGTTCAACAAAGCAAACGATCCGGTTATTGCCCCGGTCGTGATTGCGGAACCAATAAGTTCTCGCCCACGAACACGGAGCCCTCCAGGGGTGGAGGCCTTCACAAACTCCCAATAGACTTGGGGGGAAGTGGCCGTGAATTGCGAACGTGTCAAGGTTAATCCTGTATCAGCACCTCGACGAATAGGGTTGGTATCCAGACGACGGGATCGGATCTGATCTTGGCGTTTGGACTTACCTTTAGAAGTCTGTTTCTGGGCCCTAGTCGGAGCCTTAGCTCCGTTACTGTTATTTCTCTGATTCATAATATGGGATACCATCTGAATCGGATGGGACTGTACATCCCCTTAACGATAGATCTCTCGTGACCCGTGCAGTCTCTCGACACTACCTGGCTAAACCAGTTGGTACGGAAATATTAAGCCTAAGCACCGTTTTGGGTCATAAATAAGGGAACCCCATGGGTAGTTATCGGTAACACCCATACCTAAGGGATAAGTTTAAGGTCATTCCAGGACCGAGAAATAACTCACCTGAATACCTAAGCACAAATCGCCACATCCCTTCCAAAGGGAATAAATGGCAATTGGATTCGTGCTGCAGAGAAGATCTTAGGAATCCGCTGGATCATTTCAATCCCTTCAGATTCACTGGGACATTCCAGATCCTTGGCAAGAACTGCCCAAATAACTGGAACGCTAGATCGTACCTCGAGAGACCGAGGACGCGGCAGTGGGTGCTGTGTCGATGAAAAGCCAATAATAGCTTTATTCATGACATAAGCCAATTTTCGCTGTGTGCGTGTGATCTTAAATCTCCAACCAACGGGGGGAGTAACTCCCATACCCCCACAACACTCCGGAAGAAATATATTCCGAGATATGTGGCTACGTCCTCGTCGGGCCGTTAAGACAAGTCGACAGGCAGGTTCAATCTCATCCTTATGAAGGGCGAGATACTGCTTAAGAAGACTACGTTGCTTCCCGGGTAATGACCCTGTAAGAACTGTGTTTATAATCTTAACGACAACTTCCCGATCATTTTCCTTCTTATTATCGTCTCCCTTCTTTGCAAGCACTTTATGTTGACCAAAAAATAATCCTGTGTTTAGGTAATCGATCTGTCGGACATAGTTCGAACCGATTCGAGAATCAAAACAAGTAGAATTAATATTGGCAAATCTTGGATGATGATAAGCCTTACCGACTGTCATGTCGAGGCCCACCTTCCGTCCAAAATCAATATGCTTATAAAAGAGGTCAGGAGAGGCGACGTATAACATATCGTCACCATTTACAAGAACAGCGTCTAGGCGTTGCTTATCCGTCCAATTCCTCTGGCTTTCCTGGGTAACTCTTAAGTAGAGGCCGAGGTTAGCAAGACAGAGAATCGGGAAACTAAGTATACTACCCATCAACTGCCCCCTCCTCATTAAGCCGGGCTCAACCTGAGTACCGGTTTCTTTGTCGCGGGGGTAGGTCATATGATGTGGTCCTAGAACGCTCATCGCGAGATCGCGATGGAATTCGGGAAGATCCTGGAGAATATATTGGAAAATCCTACTACTGTACTTCCAAGAGAGATTATCAGTAGCAGCAGAGTAATCAACGGAAATCCATTCCTCATTACCCTGAAGACCATTTTGGGTTATTGTTTGATGTAAGTCAATTAAATCAGTAGGAGAAAGAGGTCGACCAATAAGTCGGTAACAACTCATCTCCCGTAACACTGTATGAAGACATTCTTGGAGTCTCTTACATCCGTAATACTCTAGGGCAGGGCCTTTTGAGATCACACGAACTTTCAATGGTTCAACAATACCCTGGATACTAGCACACATTGAGCGTCGAGGTCGGGTTCTGAGCTTTCTCATTAAGCCCGACCAATCCTGGATCCTATCAGAATAGGTACCCATCGATCTATGCTCAACCACCTGATCATAGCATAATCTTCTACCTCTAACTAGCTTGGGATAATAGGACATTCCCATGAGCTCGCTGTGATCACCGATTGGGGAATAAGCGATAAAAGTTTCAGAGGATACTTCATCCTCAGCTTTAATCTCATAATCCTCAAAATTTCGTCGGTAGACACCTCCGCTATCGATCACTTTAACGTCGTCCACCCTTATGAAGTCATGACCAAATGCTTCATAAAACAGGGAGCCGGCAGCTCCACCTTTCCCCCTAGAGCGCTCATTACAAGCGCTTAAACTAGGAGAATAATCGGTCTCGGCTTTCTTATTTATTAAGCCAAGCTGTTTGACGAGTTTTCCTCGAACTTCGTCAAGATGGGCGGTAAACGTCGGATTAGACATGATCTCGTTAATCAACTGATCATCTCCATCATCCTCTCGCGTTAGCGTGGCTCGGTGCTTTTCGTAAGCAGCCGTAACCATAGAACTACTAACAGGGAGAGCCGATCGCTTACACTGTAACCAAGAATACCAAAGATGGTTATTCTTATTACAGTACTTCAGGAGACGATTCTTAATCCATCTCCTTAGAGGACCTTTCGGAACAAACGAAGGGTAATCACACTCTGGCCGCTCATTTCTTAGGTAGACACTCACAGGGTAGGAGAGGAGGTCTTTTGACTTCTTCATCCATATACTCTCTGTGGTCACCTTAAGGTACGCTTGTACCTGCAAAGTTAGAGCACTCCGAACCTTTTGGCACGCACCGTGGTGTTCCACCACGAGCTGTAGGCCACGGAGCAAGGCATTCGTCCTGTCGAACAGAGTAGGAGGGGCAGACTGACCCCTCCCACGTCGCGGTACCGCCGCGACCCGGGTGGGGTCCATCCCCACAGTGGCGAAAGCTACTGAAACACCCGGCATATGATGGGAGTTAGCTTCCAAGTTTTTGAGCTTTATCACGACTAAATCGTG